CACGCTCCACGATCCGCGTACCACAAACAAATAGAAATGAAAAGAAAACAACAAGACTACAAAAAAGAACAAATAAACTATGATATCCGTGTCTGTATCGAATGCCACGGCACGGGAAAGATCGAGAAGCTGCCCTGTCCCTTTTGTGACGGACGGGGTGAGCTCGATCGTGTTAAACCCCAGGATTAATAAAAATCTTCTAACAAACCGCCGTTAACACAGGTAAAATTCATTTTCAAAGTCTCCACATCAGAGAACTCTTCTCGAAGAACTTGAAAATATTGATTACAATCCTCGTAACTATTATGAATAATTTCAGATCCCATACGTACACATACCTGCTCTAAGCCTTGGCCCAGACAAATCCACCCTATCAAAAACCATTTGGTTAACAATTACGATCGATCGTAGAGGGCCTTGTCAATCATACCCCCTTGCGCGTTAGGTTCTCTGTCTTCTCTATCTTTCTTAATTTGTTCTTTCACATCTTCACGATTCATGATTTCTTCCATAATTTCATCGTCACCTAAGACAGCATCGTCGTAATCACCGACCATATCTTCTGCTATTTTTTGAGCTACCTCTGAATCTTTAACACCTAATCGACCTAACACATCTTTGACCTTGCCAATATTGGTATCTTTGATTGACTCACCTTTAACTTTTTCCATGATCATAGAAGTGGCCGGAGATCCCACACCAGAAGATAAAACACCTTTCATATCTTCGGGTTTAATTTTAGAAGCAGTGATACCTCCACCAACAAGTAAAGGTGCTCCTGTTCTAACTGCTTGTGGTATAACTGATCCCATTTATAGTTCTTGTTTTATTTGACCATAGTATTGGTCAACTCTCCTTAAAAACTCGTGTTTATAATGCTTTAACTGTGCACCAGAAAGTATCCATTCCTGATAATAGTTATCTACACTACACATCATAATCATTGCTTTGTCAATAGAGGTGCCATAGATGTAATCATGTGCCATAGCATAAGCTGCCAACTGCATAAAATAATCCTCGATCCACTCTTCACGTTTGGGTTTATTCGTCTGTTTAAAATCAATAATCGTGATCTCACCGTCATGTTTGGCCACCAAATCTGCGCTACCGGCGTACAATCCAGGGTAATACATTAGGGCCTCGATACCGTAATACCCCTCTAGACGGTCCTTTAAACCGTTTTTTATGATCTGTGTTGCCATGCTATGAGCATTTTGACCAATCGGAGTCAAATCTAGGTGCTGTTGACCGGATACCCACCCTTCAATAATATTGTGCATCGACGTTCCACGTTTCGAGGCTTCCGTTACAATCTTCTTGGCCTTCTCTTTACCGACACGTTTCTTCCAATCTTCTAAAAAACTTTTATCTTTTGTTTCACCTAAGATAGTCGTGACACTCGCCAAAGATACTTGGTCCTTGACATCATAGGTCCTGCCTTTACTTTCGGTGTCGCTTCGAATAAACGACGTCGGATAATAAAATTCATTTATCTTTTCCATCTAACTCCTCAATTTTTTTATTGTCTTCATCCCAAGAAATATATCTCAATCGAACACCCATCTTCTGTTGTTCTTCGGTTAACGCACGATAAATACGTCCTCCTTTATCGTGCGTTCCTGATTTTGTTTTTCGTTTACTTTCGGTCTTTACATCCACCAAAAAACTATTCCCATCGCTATCAGTGACAACAAGGTCAAAAGGACATAAAGGATCCAAAGAAATAGCCACATAGTATCCTTTCTTGATATAATCAACTGCTGCTAACAATTCTGAACTAATACCTTTTATGGATTTCAGATTAGTAGCCACAACTTATCCTCGATAATCCAAACGATAGTCATCACCAACAATCGTTTCATGTAAGACAGGTTTTTTCACTTTAATAAAACCTTTTCCATTACAGCGATCACATTTCATGATGACACTTTCGTTACGACTTCTCTTTGTTTCAATGTAGCCTGCACCTTGGCATTCACCACATTTAAATTTAGCCTTTGCCATTCTTACTTTTAGTTTCTTTCCTAGCTAAGTATTCTATAGTTTTCGATATAGTCAAGGGGGCTTCAAATATTTCTTTGCTCAATTCTACTAACATTTTATAGGTGGCGTTAGGAACCGATACTGATTTATACTTTTGCGTGTCTGGCATTATTCTTCTCCTTCATTAATGATAAAATTATATTACCTGCTTCTTGTTCTGTTGCAGCAAAACAAAAGTCACCAATCTCATGTTTGATTACAGCGTTCAAAAATTCCGCAAGAGTCTTGCCTTTCATTTCTGCTACTCGTTCTAATTGTTTGTCTATTACGTACATCTTGTACCTTCTTTCTATTTATTAATATATGGGATAATATACTACAAAATGGGTGGTTGACAAAGAAAAAAAATTAATTAATTATTAACTATCTTCTTCACTTTTTGTAGCTCACCTTATCTTTTGATGAGGTGGGCTCTGTACCACAGAGGCACAAATCATTTCTATCTAAGTTTTTCTCTATATCATGCTGTAGAGTGTGAACTTCTAGAGCTATTCTGTTGAGATCATCTACAAAAGGTTTAACAACCTTACTAGCATCTCCTTGATATTTCTTTCTGACGTTTTTGACAACGCGATGTAAAACTTTTAATTGACGTAAATATAATTCTTCTCTCATTATTTGTTTTCTTTTAACTTATAAAAATAGTCGGTGTCATCTCCGGCGGTCCACTTACTTTCTGTCTCGACATTATATTCTACTGTCGACACTTTAAAGTCTGGTGTTTTTAATTCTGCAGGTGTTAATGACTTATCAAAAAACAAACAACGATTGTTTGGTTGAGCTGCAAAATGTTTGTTATCTAATCCTAATATGTTAAATGATTTATGTTCTTCTGGCATTTCTGAATATCCACTATTCATTGTATTGACATCAGAGTGACAGTTATCGACTGTAAATAAATATTCACCTGTGTACCAAGACTTTGAAGGTGCTAAATATTTAGCCTTACAGCCCGCGATGCTCGATTTTGTAATCACAGTCATGTGATAACTAAAAGCATCCCACAGTTCTAATTCTTCTAAAGGTAAATCTAAATTTGTAGGTTCTGATACAAAAGCAGAGATAGGAAGTTTATCATATAGTGCTCCATACTCTGGTAAATATGTTTCAAAATATAAAGCTCTACCTTCAATAGATTTACAGGTTACCCAAACACCCTCTACAAATTCACCATGACCTTTTTGTAAGTCATAGAGATATTGTTTTTTAACAAATACTTTAGTGGGTGGTACGTTCGCTACTAGAAAGCTCATTGTGGTCCTCCTTTGGTAAATATACTTCTACAAAACTTTTACAATTAGGACAGCTTAAATTTGTCACAACACTATACTCCTCGTCCTCTTCTCCAATATCATGATCTCCACCCCACGTTAACTGTGTATTACAATGCCAACAGTTCATTTAATTTCTCCCCAATTTTTACCTTTTTCATAATCGACTTTATTTGGAACTTGTAGTTTAACAGCTTGCTCCATAACCTCAATTATTTTTTCTGCTTGTTCTGGACTTTCTACTGAAACATCTAATTCATCGTGTATTTGTATATGTGGCACAATCCCTTCTTTGTATAAGTTAACCATAGATATCTTTGTCATATCTGCAGCGCTACCCTGTATTAACCTGTTCAAAGCTTTATAAGTGAAAGCTCTCTTAATCCCCGGTCCATGTTCCGCTAGTGCATCAGCATGATTTAACGGTTTGTGTATACCAAAGCTAGCCGGTTCCCATAAATCAAAATGACAAATACGACCACCAATCGTGCGAATGCGTCCACGTTCCTGGGCCCTGCGTGATACAGCATCGATAAGTTGTTTCACGAACGGAGCTCTCTCATGATATTGTTTCAAAAGTTTCTCTGCTTGTTCGACCAGGAGTCCTAGTTCTGCCATGAGTTTGTTCTTACCCATGCCATACATCAAACCTAAGTTAATGGTCTTGGCATCTTTCCTGTTGATGTCAGCCATCTCTGCTACCGCTTGATGAAAGTCTGCGTCGCCTTCATTGTATTCATCCACGATCCGCGATACACCTTGCAGTTGCGATAGGGCTGCGTAATGTACAACGAGTCTTGGTTCTTGTTGTGAGTAATCAAAGGCACCCCAAACACAATTCTCTTCTGGTAAAAATAAACTTCGGATTAACGGGCCGATCTTTTTGCTTCGAGCGGGGATTTGCTGAAGATTTGGATTAGAGTATGAGAAACGGCCCGTCACCGTTCCACCGTCATCAGATCGTATTTGATTGATGTCTGCGTGAATTCTTTCGTTATGCTCATGTTCTAAAATGGTATCAATAAAAGTTGTATGCGCTTTGTTTATTTCTCTCGACTGAGCTATCGCTTGAGCTGTTTCGTTAGGGTGTTGTGATAAAAAGTTCTTGGTAAAACTAGGGGCTCCGGTGGCCGTTCGATCATAGGGTAGTTTCAATTTATCAAATACTTTTGCTATTGATGCAGCGGCCCATATTTCTACGTCTAGTCCTGTATCATCTTTAATCTTTTTTAAATATTGTTTTTCTTCTTTGACTAAATCTTTTTTTATTTTGTGTGCTTTCTCTAGGTCCACACGAACACCTTTAAATTTCATATCTACGAGACACGGAAATAAATCTGTTTCTACATTAAAAATATCCCATAGATCCTGTGTGGTTAGTTCTTGCTGCATACGTTCCCACAGTTTTAATGTAGCCACGGCGTCTTGTTCTGCATACTCACCGACATGCATAGCTGGTAATCTCCACATTTCTTTTTTAGGATTGACACCCCATTCTTTTGCAGCTTCAAATAAAAGTTTTTCATTTTTACCCATGCCTACATATTCTCTAGCCAAAGAGTCTAGGTTATATCTTAATCTGTTTTCATTAACCAACGATCCTGCAATCATCGTGTCAACAATCTTACCTACTATCTGTAGTCCCGATGCACGTATCCAAGATACATCATACATGGCGTTGTGAAATATTTTCGTAGCC